TCACTTATCTGGTATTTATAGTGTTGAGCCAGCGCGAAGACATTCTGATAATATAATGTCAAGCTATTATGACTCAACATTACGTAAAAAAAGTGTCTATACCCTCCATAGTAAACGTCTTTTCTTTCCCAGTATTGTCTTTATAGGGTATGGAGTACTTCATACGAGGTACTGTCTCAAAGAATTTTTGCATTGCTGTAACAGTTTCTTTAGTGAACTGGCCAACAAATTCATCAATCTCTTCTGAGGTAAAGTCCGAAAACTTTAGAACTTCATCTGTGGTCTTATTCACTAAACAGTCTATACATTGAACCATTGATCTAAATATTACTTCAGTCTCACTTTCGCCTTCATGTTCAGGGATTAATGCTTTAATTCCTTCTACTGTTGGATACCGCATCATTAAATAGTAATCATCGTTTAAAACAACTTCCTTATTATGATCTTGATTGTGTGTGATCTCAATTTTATTGATGTCTATTGACAACGCAATCTCTTCTTCTGTGTCAGGATCTTTAACGCTGAAGGAAACTTTGTTATCAACAGACTTTGCGCGAATACATATAATAATATATTCTAGATCAAAGATTGGCATAGTATCAACGTTAACGCCAATTACACAGTTGTTGATAATTTGCTTAATCGCTAAAATAATTTGATCAATATCCTTAGACTCTTGCGCTATTAGCAAAATCTTTTCTTCTTTAACTGTGAAGGGTCTATACTGTACCTTTTCTCCAGTAGATGGTACAATCAAATCAAATAAAGGCTGATCAATTTTTGGTAATCCCATGCTGTACTCTCCTATAGTATAAAATAATTAAAATGCGTTATATATTGTACTTACGTTAACTCCCTGATTTATTAAACTTTGTAGATCGGTTGGTCTGTCCAAGCCTCGAATTGCTTGAGCGAATGTATTTATTGCAGACAGATAACTCAGTAGTCCGTTAGTGCTTCCGTCTTGTCCGATTAATTGACCCCTAGATTCACCAGTTAGTTCTATTTTATCATAAGCAAACCCTACAGGAAGAGTCATAACTTCTCCACCATTTGCCCATGCTTGAGTTATGTTACCAACTTGTACAGGATATACTTCAGTCATTTTATATTGATACGTGATGACCTCTTGATGCCAAGAGTATACTGTTATGACAATTGTTGCTTTTCCATACTCCTCTTGATATCCTATTTCATATGGCTGTAGTCCTCCACTGGAAGACAGATTGCCAGCTGCGGTAGAATAGTTTACGATTTTTTGAACCCAGGCGTGAAAAAACTTTAGCATTTCAAAGTTACTGTCTACCATAAACACTGTGGGCAAAACGGGCAGTTCAAGCCCTATGGGTCGTCTAGTTGTAGCGCCAAATGCTTGTTTCTTATAATTCGTAGTCTGTAAATCTATTTCAGGTAGTGTGACGCTACGACAAAAAAAGTTCATGTCTTCCCCCATCTTATTACCAACGGGAGCGCCCGTAATTGATACCATAAAGAGGTTATCTGCTGCTAAGCCGTGCTTACTTAAGACTCCTTTGAAATCTGCAATATTAAATCCCATTACTTTATCCTATTTTTTTTCTTGAGTCAGTCCAGACTTGCTGCTTTGAAGCACCCTGGAATCTTTCGGTTGGTAGCCATATTGCTATGTCCCACTCTGTAGGATATATATACATAAACTGGCTCTTTACTTGAGTCGTAAGATATCTCTTAACACAGGGCTTGAAGGGTGCGAACTTAGCTGCACCGTCTAACATATTATAGTTCAATTTAAGTCTTGTAGTCTCATCATAGTTGTTATTGTTCGAAGTTTCGTACAGCGCATCCATTAACTTAGCTCTAAGAACTAGCGGTAGATAGTGAAGATTTAGACCAAGAAATCCACCTGGCACCTTTTTAAATGGAAAGACTAAAGGAAATCTATCGAAATAGGGTAGAGTTTTTTTATGTTTCGCATCATAGTAATACATGTATAGCTGACCCACCATGGGCTTAACTGTAAGTCTGGAAGCATCTTTTTTCAGAAGCCTAGCACTATTAACTTTTCCGTAGTCTCTAGCCGTCTGTCTATACCACTTTTTAGCAGCAGCAGATTGAGCGGGTACTTTACCACTATTAGCACCCTGTTTGAGAATTTTGTCGAAGACTGTGGCCATTTTGCTATCCGTATTATAATATAGTATTTATATCAATTCAGTTGACTATCTTATTTAATACCTAACTCATTTTCAGTTATAATTTGCCACTTCCAGCCGCGATCTTTACAATATTCTTGAGCAGCTATCCATTTAGCTTCGTTTACTCCCCAAGTCTTGACTTCGTTTATATAACGCTTAGTTGGTTTGTTACCACGCTTAGTGTTCTGAATTTTAGGAGGGTGTGTCTGAGCATAGGGCTTTACCTCAATCAATATCTTCTCTTTCTTCTTATCTCGTGAGATTTGCTCAACATAAAAGTCTGGAAAATATCTATGCCATTTACCGTCAATGGGCGAAACGTATGGTATAACTATCTCTTCGCTTGACCATTTCATAACATGTGGGTGACGATCTAAATACCTAGCCATCTTAAATTCCCACGAACTTCTATACACTATATTCTTTGGATCACCTAAATACTTATCAGGATTCTTAGGATTAAATTTACCTTTGTACGTTTTATACATCTCAAACTCATATAAATATATCGTAGTTACTATTTATAACAAGGATTAGTATGTTAAGATTTCCAGAAGATATTGGCGCGCATTATATTGTGTTGATGTTTAAAGAGTACGTCTATACAGGCGGTGGTGTTCACTCAGAGTTTACCAGCGGCGGAGATATTGTACTACCTTTGCCAAAGTCACTACAAGACTCGTTAAACGTTAAAGTGGGAGCAGACGAGCTTGGCATACTGGGGTCGTTGTCGGCTGAGGGATCGGCAGCAATGGCAGGGCAATCTTTTAGCGATGTTGCAGGCAAGCTCAAAAGTATGATGTCTACAGTGTCTAATCAAGCCACTGCCGCTGGAGAAACTGAATCGTTGGCAGAAGGGTTTTCTATGCTCGCGGATTCAGCCGGCTTTTTGGCTGCTGCTGGACTAGGAGTAATTGCTCCAGATGTCGGAAAAGGTCTGTCTGCGGGAACAGGCACTGCTATTAATCCATATGCGACACTTGTATTCAGTGGAGTTGATCTTAAGACACATACGTTCGAGTGGACATTATCGCCCAGTAGTGCAGATGAATCAAATACACTAAAAGAAATCATTAGAAAAATACAAGAAAATATCGTACCTGAAGTGAGTGGGGTCGCAGTAACGGGAGGATCTACCACACTAGCTCGTGGTTTATTGCGATATCCATCTATGGTAGAGGTTAGATTTGCGGGAGTAGACTTCTACAAAATAAAGACGGGGATGATCAGTGCATTTGCTGTTGATTATGCTCCAGAAGGTATTGCAATACACAAACAAGGTAAACCCGCTGTAGTGAGAATTACTATGACTATGACTGAAGCCGCGATTCATACAAAGGATGATTATAAAGCATCCTCAGCGCCAGGTGGAGCAGGTGCAGGACAAAATGGCATCGAATTAAATCTGCCAGATATTGACGTTGGTCAGTTTACGTCTAATCTGTTTGGCTCGTTGGGTGAGGACTAGTCATGAGTTATTTCAGTAAATTTCCGCAAATTAAATACAATAATGCAGACGTGCTTGATCTCACTCGGCGAGTTAAATTAGCAAATGCTACGAGAGCATTTAATTATCATCCCTATGTAATAGCAGAGGGTAACAGGCCTGAAGACGTAGCATTTGAATTCTATGGTGATCCTGAAGCAGCTTGGCTAGTACTATTTTCTAGTGAGATTATTGATCCATATACGAACTGGCCCAAAAGTCAGAATAATCTAGACTCTTTTGTTAGAAAAGAATACGTGACTCAACGAGATGCCGCTGTAGCTTCAGGATACAGAGGTAATGGCGAAGACGATGTATTAGTGTGGACACAGCTCACAACCCCATCCGCCCGGAATATATTACACTATAAGAGTAACAGAGTTAGGGAGTCTGTCGCCGGTGGAATATATATTAATAATGCAACGTATGCAACAGGACCTGCTCTTCGTGCAGATGGAGTAACAAGAATTTTTCCTGGCTTTGTCGCAGCAGAGTGGGACCCAGTTCGAATATATGATTATGAGTTTGAATTAAATGAAGATAGAAGACACATTAAATTGTTTAAACCAGAATATCTACCAGAGCT